CCTCTTGCAGTAAATGTAGAAATTTCTATGATTGTATCTTCATCTACAATTTCAAGTTTATTATTTTCTAGTAAATCTTTAAATGAAGAACATCCAATTCGTTTTACTTTACGAGTCATAAGAATACCAAGTGCATCTGCTTTAATAGCTGATTCAACAAACATATTTTCATATTCTAAATCATGATATAAACCATTACACACAACCATTCCAGCATCATTTGATTCTATTACAACCATCGCTTGATTATAGGAATTTGCATACTTATATATAATATTAGGGAAGAGGAGGGGAGAGATAAGATTATTGCGATATACAGCAACCTGCTTAAACGGCTCCGCGCTAATATCGATTACACTAAAAGTACTATAGTCCTGTCCTCTTCCTTTAGCAACATCAACTAACATCACGTAATTGTGATCTTTAATTGGATCATTATAAACTTTTACTTCATCTTTAGAAATTCTTAGCGGGGCGTGTCTTCTTAATTCAAGCAGAGTATTAGCATTAATAAGAGTATCGCCAGTACCAAAGAATGTGTTTCCAAACTCTTGATCAAATTGTACAGGCGAAGTATTAGCTACTGTAGCTTTTTTCCATTCTTCGTCTCTTCCTGGAACGTCCCACCAGTCAACTCTAAATGGAATAAATTCATTTGTTTCTTGTATTGCACCTTCCCATAATTTATGAAAAACATTACCTAAACCGTTTGCTGTAGATGTAATAATAACTTTTGTATCTTTACCAGATGATACAACTGGATAAGTTGATGTATAAAACTCTGCTGCTCGTTCAACAAATGCAAACTCATCGAGATAGAGTAGGTTAACAGACATACCGCGAATAGATGATCCTGATGTTGCTGCTGCAACAATCCTTGAATTATTACTAAATTCAATAGATCCTTTATTAAGAGCTTTACATCCGGGTTGTAAAAAGAATGGTAAGTTTTCTAGCATGAGTGTAACTCTTCCAAGCATCTCACGAGCGGTAGCACCTTTGTTTGCCATAACGGCAATAACTTTTTCGCTATTAAAAAGTGCAAACCAAAGTAGATATGCCACTGATGAAATAGATTTACCAGATTGCCGGCATGCTAAAACAATATTAAATCTGTTTGTATTAAACTGATTAAACATTTTTTCTTGATATGGGTATAGATCAAATGGAACTAAACCTTTATCAAGGTGAATTACTTTACAGTATGTTCTCGCAAAGTATGTAGGATCTTGCATGCATTTAGCATATTCTTTAACTTCATCATTTGTCCAATTAGTAACAACACCATCACGTTTAACACTTGGGTTGCCTAAATAAGAATCATTCTTTTCCATCATCTAATCTATCTGTAATATCAATTACGTTATCATTCTTAACAGAGTTATTCATATCTTGTAACATTCTTTGCAAATCTACTGTAGATCCTACAAATAAATTATTTGTGGTTCCCTCAGGAGCTGTCACCTGCAAAACATCTTTCTTTTCAAATTCTTTCTTTTTCTTATGTAAATCCATAAGTCTATCGTTTACATCTGAAACATTTTTAATCATACCAGACACAACTTCAAAAGCTCGAGGGTGTTCTAAAGCTCTAGCTACTTCAATCATATCTTCAAGTGCAGCATTACCTTTTTCGATTAAATCGTAATAAGTTCTACGAGAATAATCAAAGTCATCATCCGGTAAATTGTCTGACTTTTTCCAATCGGACATTATCTTTTCCCAATCCTTTTTGCCATAGCTTGAGGACTTGACGTTGCGGCTCTTTGTTGTGCTGCCATTGCAGCTTTTGCCTGAGGTGACAGTATAACCATATCTTTTGATTTTCTTGGCTTTGGAGTTTCTTCTCCAGGTTTATGGTTTGGCCCATATGGAGACATCATTGAAACACCTCCAACTCCAAATGATTCAGTACTCATATTAATATCTTCTTTTTTCATATGTTTCTTTTTATGGTGAATAACTTTTTTTGCTAATTTATCGCCGGCTAGTCCGCCTACTGCATTACCAACATATCCGCCTAAAGTTGAACCTACTGCTTTTCCAGCCTTATATGCAGGATCAAATTCTTTAGTCATAATATATCTAGTTGGACTCATAGATCTAGCTAAATGCCCGCCGATTTTACCGCCAACATAGGATCCGGCTACACCACCCGCATATGAACCACCAGCTGTTGTTGCTGCTCTTCCGGCAAAATTAGCTACTTTACCTTCATCTAATGCCGTAGTATATGCTTTAAATGTTAACATTTTATTTTCCTTTAAAATTATTGTGACGAGTCGCCAAAATATTCCATATTAGTTGTAAATCCAAAATCACTAAATGGTGACGCATTTAAAGGTTTTGGTACGATAGTAGCTCTTGTGTATAATCCATCAGAATCAGCTCCGGTAGAGGTCAACGAAGTTTTATCTATATGCATATTAGTAATAGCTTTATTAATAATCTTAGTTTGTCTAAATGGTCCATGAAAATTAATTTTCATTCCAAAATCTAAGGTGTATATAATTGTGCGTCTTTGTTCTAAAGATCCTTCAAAATCGTCAGTAAACGCTATTGACTGCAAAGTAATTGGTACATCTTCTTTTACGTCACTTAAATTATTAAATGGTTTTATTGTTAAAGTATATTGTGGATTAAAATACGGAACTATTTGCTCTACAATCTGTAGAGCATCATCCTGTAACTTAGCATAAACGTTTAACTGGAAAAATATTGAATAAGGCGCTGGGGAATATATTTTATTTGCTTCAGTAATACTTGACCCATGTACTTTATTATAATGATTATTTTTTGGCAAAACTCTTTCTACATCATATGCTAACGAAGTAATTTCAAATGACATTCTAGGAAGCTTTAACGCAACCTTTGTATCCTCAGTAAGAGTTGGATTTTCTCTAATTCTTTCTAAATATTTTGCTCTAGGAGCGTAAGCCAATGGAACTTTTACTTGATCAATGATAGCGCCATTTTTATTAGTTCTTTGAACATGGATATCATTAAATATTGTACCGAACGTTGCTACAGCTTTTCTAATTCTTTCGTGATAAAAATATTGAAACATTAATTGTCCTCCGCATCGCCAAACGGATTACCTTCGGAGAAGTCTAAAAAGTCCACAAGAGTACCAGTTTGGTTATTAGCATCAAACGTATCGTTTTGACTTGAAATATACCCAGTATCATCGTCAATTGATAAAATAGTTCTAACTCTAGCATATAAGAACGCATTTGAATCTACGTTTCTTCCGTAGAATGCATTGAATGGGAATATATGTTGATCACTCACCCTATCATTTATAATTTTCTTACCAACAGTAAATCCAATTAATCCAGTCACACCAGTGCCGGTAGAATCAAGTGCACTATCCACACTAATATGGCCGAGTGTTAGTGTTTTAATATCGGGTCTATATTCAATAACTTCACCCAATATTCTAGGATGTTTTCCAGTAATAGATCTAAGTGACGAATCAATTTGATACACAGTTTCACCAACCCAAAAATCAACGCCACCCTCATCGGATAGAGTATCTGATTTTAGTACACCATTTTGGTCTCTTGCGGAATCAAGAACAATCGTTACATTTGCTGCATCATTTTCAATACCATCAATTATTTCTATTCCAGTATCAAGATCTTCATCACTATATACAAACAACTCACACCGCAAATTATATGTTGGAACATTGTTCAATTGATAAAATGGCATTTCGTGTTCAACATGCATAATCTCAAACATTGAATTAGATAAAGGGAGATATAGTACATCACCCTCTCGAGGGCGTACAGAACTAATAGTATTATTATTTTGCTGAATAGTGTGCCGCCAGCGTCTTCTAGAAACTACAAATGTTGCAGCATCTCTAATCTCAACGCCGAACTTTGTAAAGAGGTCTCCTTCTCCATCAAATCCCTGTTGATTCTCAATATACATTTCAATTTTATAAGCGGTTGAAAATTTAGATGGAACATCTTCACCAAAAATTTTATCTTCATTGACGATTTCACGCGGCATGTAATAAACATCTTGACCATAGATCTTTAAAGATTCTATGATAATATCTTCATATAAATTTTGCTCATTTGCCGGCTTATCAGCAAAAAAATGATTCTTTGCCATGGATTATCCTATACAAAAGTCAATCGGTAACTCATATTCTAGCCTAAGTTTTTCATCTAATGCTTGTATCTCAACAGTAGCATCATCATATATCTGTCTCCCGTTTAACATCACTCCACCCGGAAGAGTCATACCTTCAAACTTCATAAGGTTAGAACCCCACTGCTTTTTAATAAGAGCAGTTGCATAAGCCTTTAACCAAAGATCATTAAAAATAGATTTTGTTCCAGATGTACTTGACGGATCGACTAAAGCATAAGCTTCAGCTACAAGATAACTTCCAGCTATAATATCTCCTGTTCCAAAATCACCAAAAATATGTAATCTATTCTGTCTTCGTTGATAAGCAACTTGAGGAGTTCCAGATAATGCCATATTTAATAGTTCTAAATATTGCTGCATCTGAGTATAGTAGTTTAGCCCACCTGAAAAATTATTCATATTAATCATATCATTTAGCATCATTTGATATTTAATATCAAACATACCCGCTGAACTAGAACTTCCTGGTCTTAATGGGAATAAATGAGTTACAAAAATAATATTATCTGGAACTGGAATATATTTATTTGTAACATCAGCTGCAGTAACTAAATGTTTAAAGTATGTTTTAACAGTAGCATCAGAATGATATTCTTGATATACTTCAAGAGCTTCATCGATTCTATCATCAATTTGCTCATCAGCAACATTAA